ATAAGAGTAGAAGCAGTATAGGCTTTAATGGTAGATACACTCCTATCAGCAAAACAAGGGAAGAAAATACCCATCATTAAAATTACCAATAAAATTGCAATACCCTTTTTCATATTTTCCTCTCTCAAATTAAAACAGAGAGAAGTGGGGTTATCCACTCCCCTCTGCTTTAAATTACTAAATATATTCAACTACAACTGTACAACCAGAAACCAAAACCGACATACCAGTATTTAAGCTAATACCATCTGGGCCGAAATCATACATTGGTAAAGCATCTCCAGATGTCGCTTCTCCACCCTCAACAGCACAAACCGTAACTATACATCCTTGATAGGTAACAGCATTGTAAATACCAAACACTGACCCAGTACCTGTTGCCACTCCCGTTATTCGGAATATCGTTGCGCTCTGACCAACAGATGTATTTGCGGTGAATGCTCTAAATTTGTGAGTTTGAGTTCTGGCTTCTTCAGCCTTCAAGTGAGGCGAAACTAAAAAACTAATTCCAACCAGCACTAGAAGGGCTAAAATAAAAAACTTTCTCATTTTATCCTCCTTATACGCTAATTGGGTTATCAGCATAGGTTTTCATCAAAATATAATTCGGTGCATCGCCTGCACTGTCTTTGATTACTGACTGTCCGAACACTGTTGCTACTCCAAGACCATTCTCAAAACCATAATCGTAAGTTTGGGTAATGGGTGTTGGTTTCATACCCCAACCACGAACCGCAATTTCAGCACCAAAACCAATTACACTTGCCACATTGCGAAGTGTTATTAGTGCACCTGCGGTATGGGCTGCGGCAGTTGTGCCGTTAGCACCACGACCTGCGGTAGTAACGAATTGATAGGTTGAACCTGTGCCCGAACCACTCGTTATGGCTGAATAAGTCATTTCTTCATTGTCAATTTTGATAGTTCCTGAATCAGGGAAGAAATCGCCTAAATCTTTGTAGGTAGTAGAAACATCAAAGTCAACATTGCCAGTTGTCCCTACCGTTCCATACAATCTTGCTTCTGGTCTTAAGGGAGAACCTTGTATGTTACGAGCTGATTTCTTTGCCCTGTGGACATAGATAATCACTCCGTTATACATACCTAAAGCCCCAGTGAATATCCTGTTTTTGGAATAATCTCTCGGGCCTGCATCCCTCTGTGCCTGCGACCAAACACTGTCGCCCTTTAACCAATACTCATCTACTTCAGAAATCACTGCGCCGTAATATTCTTCTTCCTCGCCTGCATCACCTTCAACTCGGATAGGAATTGCGGTTCTCTGTAATGCCAATTTTATACGGTCAATTTCTTCCGTTCCAAAATGGTCATTAGCACCCAAAGAAGCTACAGTAGTAGCATCTCCGGCATAGATAGTATTTGTAACACCAGCGATTAACGCTGCAAACATATCACTATCAATACGTCTTGATAGCCAATCGGATAATTCCTGCCTGATTGTCTGCACTATATTAAAATTAACCCTTTTTTCAAGGTTTTTAGTGTAGGCAACAGCATTTCTTAACCAATCAACTGTCAAATAATATTGACCTAAAGAAAGTTTGCTTTCACTACCCATCAATGCGGTTTCACCAGTTACACCAGGATTAAATATCTGGGATACAACTTGGAAGTTAATCCTCTCCCCTGGTTTTTTGGTTAAATCCTCATTGACAATGATAGGTTTGCGAGAACCTTCCTTACCTTCAAATCTTGCTCCCCAAAATGCACGCCTAATTGCGTCATCACGTAATCTTTCTGACCACCAAGTCGGGATAGCATAATCCAACTCTCCCGCACTTGCGTTATAAGTCATTGCATTGAGGGTTACGCCTCTTTCACTACGCAAGGTAGCAAAAAGGCTTCTTAAAAAACTAATCATTGTTGCCCTCCCATTTGTGATAAATCATAAACATCTTGTTCTGCGATAGGTAATTTTCTATACTCATCATAAGTGAGTTGCTTTTTTACCCCAGCAGATTTTGTTCCTTTACCCGCAATAGCATTTAGTTTATTTTTGTCAGGGGTTTGTTGCTTTGCTCTTTTGGTTAAAATCGCATACGCCTCAACAGTGGCTAAATACTCTGCCTCTGGATTGGAATACTTGGCAAATGTGCCGTCTGGATTAAAGACAGCATATTTGCTATGTATTATTTCGTTAGCCAGTTGGTATAATGGACTTCCCGTATTCATCTTGCCGTTTTTGGCAAAATCAAATTCATCTCCGAATTCTTCAAGAGACTTGCTTCTTCCGTCAAGCACCTTTGAATTATATTCACTCAAGAATGCCGACTCCTTTTTGAATTCAGTCAATGCGTCTTTGATTTGCTTTTGTGTATAACCACTTAACGCCTTTTTAAACTCTGGGTCATAACCCTCCAATATCTTTTCAAAATCCGCATCAGGCGGAGTTGCTACTGGTTGGGTTTTTGGTTTCCAAACTCTGGTGTTGTGGTCATACTCGGCAAACTGTTGCAAAGTCCTTACCAATGGTTGTACCTGCGATTGACTATCCCCATACCGTTTTTTGTATGGGTTAGTATCTACCTCCCAATCAACTGTTGGTTGAATGGATTGTTCTGTCTTTTCTACTGCCCCTGCTTCTTGATTTTCCTGACCTTCCGTACCTTCGGTGTTGGTCGGGGTTAAATCTTTTTCTACTGCCATTTGTTACTCCTTTTTTGCCATTTCCTTTGTCGTCTAAGAAGTTATGGCTTGTTTTTAAAATCCCAATAAAAAAGACTTGTAAGCAAGTGCGCACTCACAAGTCTTTTTACTACTTATTGGGTTTTTAGAGGAGCGACCCCTAAAAATCTATACTATTCTATTTGTTCTGGTTTTTCTTCTTTTGACATCATCTCTTTTTCGTCCTCTATATCTTTATCATCGTCGGAAAGTTTTTTATAATCTTCCTCTGAAATTTGAGTTATATTTTCCTTAATTAAACATTTACCAGCGTTCACACACATTTCAGGTGATATATCCTTACCCATTATTTCCTCCTACTTAATTTTAATAATTGACTCTGGTTTATCAAAATCTATATCTATATAATTACTACAAGGCACTGGTTTAATATCATCGTGACTACACTCGTGATACCTACACATACGGTAACATTCTATTTTTTCTGTCATTTTTGGTATATATACTTTAGATTTAACTTTTTCAACATAGTTCATTAAATCTATGGCATCTTGTTCAACATCAAAAGATATATCAATCTGCACACGATACTTAGACACCCTTGCCTCCTTTAGCATTATCTTCTAACTCTTTGGGAATACGACCTACTTCTTTCCAAACCTGCAAGGCAAGTTGAAGGCGTTTTAAGTCTTCTCCCGTAAGTTCGGTATCATTACTCATTTTATTTTTAATGATTTCTATTTTTTTATTTACCTTTTCCTCGTATGCCTTCCAACCCGCACTCTGCGAAATCTCAAACCAAGAAGTAAAATCTTCTCTTGCTTTTTGAACTGCCTCTTGCCTTAACTTTCTTTTTTTAAACAGGTTGTTTAGCACCAACACCTCCCATTTTCTGTTGTTCAACCGCTAATTGTTGCTGTGCTATTTGCATCTGCATTTGTTGTGCCTGTTGCTTTTCCTGCAATATCTGTTCAATGGTTTTCAGGCGAACATTCCGCACATCTATCGCCCTTAAAAAATTCTGGGTAACATCAATCATTGTTTCTTCGCTGATTGCAGGGTTCTTACCTAACGAGTTTATAAATTCCCTGTACGAAAGTATCGCCCTGTCCTGTTCTATCTGCCTGTTGATATTTATGGAGTTTCCTACTGACTCATAATCATAATTCCCCGCCCAATAGGATTTATTGATTGTCTTAAAGGGATTACCCTGTTGTTCGGTAAGTTGATAAATAAAATTATCATCTAAGTTTTCGGAGTTAAGCATTACGATAAAATCATATAAATCTTCATTCACGTCCTGCAAAGCCCGTATCATATCGTCAAACTTTATATTTCCTTCGCCGACTATAGTCATAATGCCTGTTGCGGTGCGGTTAGAAGCGATGGTGCTTTCCGTTCCCAAAGAATAATCAGTTACGCCAAAAAGTTTCTGCACCATAGCAAGTAGAAATTCCATTTTGGTAAATTCTATCTGCTCGGACTTAGGAAGTTCTAAGACCCGATAACCTGCGGGGTTTTCCGTTTTCCACTTGACGCCAGGCCCGAAAGGATTTAATTCTTCTTCGTGTTCAACGGGAGTTATTATAGGTGGGTTATTATTGATAGAACCTCTATCTATCATCTGGTTAAAGATAGCATCTATCATATCCCGTAAACCAACCAAGAACTCTGGCACACCCTTGCCAAATGCTCTTCCTTCCATTGGGATAATCTGATAATGGAAGAACGGTCTTACTGGAAACGGGCTTAACATCCAACCGAGCAAAACTTTGTATTCTGGACAGATAAAGGCGACTATTTCTTCGTCCTGTTCGTCCTCGTCTATGTCATAAGTTCCATACCACTCATAAATTTTAATCGGTTTCCGCATCGCCTTGTTGTGGTCGGATGATTTAGCCAAAATTTCATCACGGATTTTATCCACATTCTGAAACTTGCCTTCTTTCATATCGCCTTCGTTACCCGCAAGAAAATCAAAAGTAACTTCGTAGGTATCGCAAATCCAATCCCATTCGTCTATCTCTGGTGTATCTGCGTCTTTAGGGACAATCAATTCTTTTATGGTTCTTCCATAAACTGCTGGGCCTTCATAGATAACTCTTTTCTCCTGTTTCTCTGTCTTAAATAAAGTTGGAATAACTCCCGTTGCATCTGGTTGCGGTTCAAAATCGCTCTTTACTTCCATCGGAGTTCCGTCTTGGTTTCTTGCGAACTCGCCTGTAGTGGGATTTTGTAAATAATAAATTACTGTATTAAAAGGACGGGTTTCCTTTTCCCAGACGCATTTGGCAAAACCATCACCTTCAAGTGTAACGGTCTTAAAAATAAGTTTCATTCTCCGATAAATCTTAATCAGACGGGTAAGTTGGTAATTCAACGCCTCTTGGACTGTTGGTGCTTGTTGTATATCGCTTTGCCCTGTGCCACGCACCCAGACAATCGGTTTTGAGCCATAGCAAACCTTTAGGAAACGAGGTAATAATCCCTCTACTGTGAATGCATCAATGGGTATTCCAACATCAGAACACCCTCCCCAAGGTTCGTCTTTAGGGTTTGTTTTAGGGTTTTCGCCCCACCCAAGCAATCCAGATATGGAACGCTTTGCCTCATAACGTTTGGTAAATTCGCCCACCTCGGAAATCCTTGACTGTTGGGCGTTTTTACTTTCTTCCACTTCCCTTAAAATATAATCTCTTAATTCATCTTCCCTGCTAAATCCTGTCTTAGGCATAGTTATACCTTTCCTAAAATATTTTTCTTTCCAGTTGGATGCCAACCGTGTTCTACTGCATTTAATAATCTTTTCTGCGCTTCTGCTTTTTTCTTGGTTGTGTGTTTTGCTTTTGTTCCGTGTGGCGTAGAAACTCTATAACTACCGTCAGCCTTAGTTATCGTTACTGGCATTACACCCTCCCTAAAATATTTGGTATGGCTTGAAGGTTATCTTTAGGAATAACTTTCTTTTTTCTTTTACTCCAAGAACGACTGTCATCAAAATCACTTAACTTATATTTCTTTCCAGTTGAGGGGTCTATGTATTCATCTTTTTTAGCCATTACTTTCTCCTTACTAAATTTCTTACCCCGTTAAGGAAAGACCCCTTTGCGGGAAGTATCCTCGGTTTGTCAAAATCAACCTTTGCCTCTTTTATTAAATCCTTGCAATAATCTAAAATGCCCACCGCTCTTATTTTGTCTCTCCAGAATTCCTGTGGTGCTTCGAGAAATAACTGACCCGACTTAATCCATATCTCACAAATTTTAAAATCAGTTACGGGTTCTGGAGGTTTCTTACCGTTTTCACCTTCTGGTTTAGTGCCAGATGGAATTTCTTTTTTAATTTCTTCTGTCATCTAATACCCCGACAATCCCCTAAAGTGCTTTCTTCTTTTTCTAATGAATATTTTTTCTTTGTAAGGATGTTCTAATCTAATCTGTCCCGCAATGGCACGAGCCATAACTAAATCGTCGCACTTGCCCTTTTCAGCTTCCGGTTGCCCACGCTTGGTATTGTTTATAAATGTCCAGCACTGTTGTATCAAATCGTTATCAACCAAATCGGTTGACCCTTCGGCGATTTCCTCCGCCAACTGCGCTAACATCTGCGGGCGGGTTGCGGAGTTTGTATTCCAACCTAATTCCATTGTCGGTTCGTTAATTCCTTTTTTATTTCTGACCCTGCGGTAGACCTTTCCGTATCGTTTAAACAATCCCTGATTTACCGAATACCCATATCCTTTGTTTTCACAAGCAACCGTTGCTTCATTGTAGTAATTCCCCATCTTAATCAAATCTTCCTCAAACCTATCGGGAGGGATATTGTGGTTGTATGTGCAGGCGGTTTTATTGGTGCGTTTGTTGATAACTATACCCGCCGATTTATCTCCGTGTTCCAGACCTTCCGCTGGGTCGCCCGCCACCACGAACTGCCCTTCAATTTTAGGAAACTCATAAATACTAAATACCCCAGCTGGGTCTTCACGGAAGACATATTTACTTTCTTCTTTAACGATATTACCCACAGCGACAGGCCGCTTGATTTCCTGACGCTTCAATGCTTCTCTATCAAAGTAAAGATTGCCTGTTGCGATAAAGGCGTCCTGCCACGATGCGGGATTTTCCTGATTGAATATATTTATATCGCCTCCGCAGTTATTGACTATGTCCCACCTGCGCCAGTTTAGTTGTTCTTCACTTAAGCCATATTTCTTTTTTAATTCCTGTTCGCCATTTAAAAAGTTTTCTTTTTCTAAAGGTGTAATAAACTTCACATTATCTATGGGGTAAAGTTTCCCTCCCTCTAAAGGTAAAAGATATTCTGGGAACTCCCACCAAGCTAAAAACATCGGTATCCAATCCGTCTTTCCGTCTATCGCTTTTAACCATAAATCATAAAACTCGTTGTAGCCGTTGGCGGTGCTTTCCAAGAAGACCATTGTCCCTAACGCATTGGGAACGGAATGCCCTAACCCCGTCATTAACTCACTTAGGGATTTCTGCCAATAGGCGACCTCTGTGGCGTGGATAAAATGAAAGGTATATTTCCTGCCGACATTAGGGTTCTCCGCTGTGTCTATAAGTATCTGGCTATTCAATCCTTGAAAGGCAAGTTTCTTCTCGTTGGAATGACGGGGCCTGGGTTTCAAGTGGCTGTCTAAATACTCCTGAAACATCTTCTGCATCTCAAAGATATAGTTAGAACCGTCTAAATCATCAGCGATAACGCAGGCATTGACACCCTTCATCCGTGAGGTGAAAGCGTAGATAATCGCTTCAATCAGAGTAGATACCCCCATCTGGCGAGCCTTTAAGACTATTATTCTTAAGGGTTTACCAGAGAAGAAAACCTCCTTAATCTTATCAAGGAGTTTTTTCTGGATGATATTAGGAACAAGTTTGACTATCCCTGACTTTTTGGTCTTAATGGTTAAGAAGCCGTGTTCTACTAACCTAAAGGGGTTTTCCCCAATAAGCCGTGCTTCCTCAACCTTTATTTGGTCGGGAGTTAGTTCTGTAATTGGTTTAGTAATTGGTTCAGTTAAAAGTTCTGGCATAAATTAAATAACCGTAGGAGGCTCTACAATTAAACTACATCAAATTTTTCCCTTATTTCTTGTCTAATATCTTCACTATGGCAGATAAGCACTGCCTTTTTAAGTTTATCTCTGAAGTCAACTTCTTTTTCGTCAAGATAAAACCCGTCCACCTTTTGATAGAGGAACAATATGGTGTCCTTCCACGTTATAACCGTGTTGACATTCGGGGTTGGAACACCGATAATTCATTAAATTAACATAAAGAATAGATTTGCTTGAATTCCTACGTTTTAAGGGCATTTACTCCTTAGTTAACATATTGGTCGTTTAAAGCACCCTCATTAAACCTTGCCCTATCTTTGTTGAAATTAGGGGTATTAGAATTGGCACTGTCAAGTGTAGAGTGCTAAAGTAGGTTGATTTCCAAAATGGGTAAAAATTAAGATATGGGTATTAAGTTATTTACCCAGAAACCCCCCGTTCCCCCCCCTACC